TGACGGTCGTCGTTTTACTTACCAGCATACAGAAACGCCTTTAAGATCTGGACAAAAGCTCCTTCTAAAAGGAGTCGAGACGGCGATCTATCAAGGACCAACGACGCAGGATCTAAACGTCAACAACCGGACGAATTACGAGTATTTCGTTATTAGGCCAAAGCCTAACCGGTCGGTCAATTGGTTTACTAATTTTAAGGGGACCGTCAAGATCCTCGGATTTAAAGAGCTGTATCGCTAGAGAGGAGGTGGACTATTGATTACTTTTTACGACGAAAGGGGCAACGGATACGGAGCCCAAGTCGAATTAACAACCAAAAATGCTGTAAATGGCGAGCGATCAATTTCGGGGACAATTGTTTCTAATAAGCAAGTTTTATCGAAATTAGATCGTGGGTGGAGCTTTACCTTCGATGGCGAACTCTATAAAATCATTTACGCAAAGCCGAAAGATGAAGGTCGAAATATTTCGCTATCGTTTGACGCGGTCCACCAGTTTTTCTACGATTTCGAGCACTCGAACTGTTATAAAGAATTTAACGGCTCAAATCGCTTTGAAGTCTATATCGAGGAGATTTTTAAAAATAGTGGCTATCGGTACGTAATCGAAGCGGAAGCGAAGGCAATCCGGAAAGAGAATTTTGGGAACACAAAACGGCTTTCCATGTTTAAAGATATCATTAAGGCAGCGGGCCTCGAGTTTTCTGTAACTGGAAAAGTCGTTCGGATCTTGAAAAAAGTTGGGACTGACCTTTCGACAGTCGTCCGGAAGAACTTCAATATGAATGAGTTGACGATCGAGAAGAATATCGGCAACTTTATAACCTATAAAAAGGGTTTTGGTGCGTGGAAAGACGAAAAAAACCACGACGCGGGACGGTACACTTCAGAATACGAGAGCCCACTTGCTCGGATCTATGGACGAATCGAGGGCGAACCCGTAACGGACGAGCGGTATAAAGAGACTGGAAAGCTCTTGGAACGTCTAAAGTTCGATGTCGATAATTCATACGCTATCTCCGTACAACTCGATATGGAAGATCTCACACAAGCCGGGTATAAGTACACACGGCCCCGCGCTGGTGACTATATCATGGCTATTAATGAGACAATCGGCTTCCGTGAAAAGATCCGTATCGTGTCTTACGAGAGCTCTTACGACGTGACAGGCCGGCTATTGTTCCACAAGGTTACTTGTAACGATATCGGGACCGTCCAGAAAGCGATCACGTCGGAAGGCTCGATCATGCGAAGCGTGTCCGAGTCTAAACAATACGCCGAAGGTGCTCTCGAAGTAGCCACACGGGCGCTTGTTTCCGCAAACGGTAAGAATACCAACTATTACGGCACCACAAAGCCAAAAGATGAGCCAAGAGGGACGCTTCATGAAGGCGATCTCTTGTACTTGACCGTGGGCGAAGAGACAGAGCTCTATTATTGGAGCGGGTCGGAATGGCTACCGAAAATTCTCAAAGTTGACACGAAGAAGATCGAAACTTTGTTATCGGAAGCTCAGACGGCTACAAATAAGGCTATCGAACAAGCAAACGCAACAGCTAGAGAAGCACTTGAAAAAGCCGGGACGTTACCAAACACGGACAGCCTATCGGCCAAGATAAAAGAAGAGATCCTAAAAAGTAAGGATTTAAGCGACAAGATTAATCGAACTTTTACCGAGAATGACAACGGCACAGAGATTTTTAATAAAATTTCTGGCGAAGTCACGAAAAAGCTTGTCGAAGTCGAAGGCCAAGTAAATCAAAAGATCAACCAAACGAATCAGCGTATCGGCGAAATGAGTGGCAGCGTTAACAGTTCACTCTACTCGTTAAATAATCGTGTCGGAGATATCAATAACGGCCTAAATAAAGCTAAAATTGATATCGTCAACGCGCAGGGAACTGCAAACAACGTCAACAATAAGTTGATTCTGACTGACCAAAAAGTCGATCGAGCAAATAGCAAGATCGAACAGAATGAAAGATATCTAGCGAATACCAACGCACAAGTAGAAGCAAACAAGCGTCAGATCGAAGTACAAGTCACAAACTATAACGCAGTTCGTGAAAGTACCAAGTTATTCGAGCGTATCCTTGGAACGACAGAAGAGGGCGCACCAGATAAGCTATCACGTTTAGTGATGTCGAGCGAAATATTCCAGACAGAGGTCGGTAAGTATGTAACAGATGATAACAACTTGACAGTAAATTCAATGTCTATGTCAACAAATACGCTTGTCGGGAATAACAATCCAAATGCAAGCGTATCTGTTAGTGACGGGATTTTTACAATCAAAGCGCAGGATCTTACTGGTTATAACTGGACAGGGTTCACACTCCCGATTTACGTCAAGAAAGTCTATCGTGGTGAAACATATACGCTAGGATTTAAATACCGTATCAAGGAATATCCAGATAGTACGTTTGCGTTCAACATCAAAAACCACGGGCTAAATAAGATCTTGTTATCTTCTGATATCGGTAAGAATAGACCACCACTTAATGAATGGCAAGAATTCCAAAAGACTTTTACAGTTCAAGAAGATTTCGCTTTCGGGGAGGATAAAAATTACCCATTTTATATCTTCCTAGCCAAGAATGGCTGGATTGAGTTCAAAGAGCCTATTTTGGTTCGAGGTTCGAACACAGGGCCTTACAAGCCTAGTCAATTTGATGACGCGTTCGCAGAAACAAAAGCGCTTGAATCACAAATGACCTCGAAAATCGGTGAAGTATCTAGCGCAACTGATAGTGTAAGGCAACTCGCTTATACAGCCCAAAGTAGGGCAGAGCAAGCGTCAGCCAGATCAAGTAGCGCGTTAGACAAGGCCGAGGACGCGAAAATGATAGCCGGTAGCGCCCAACAAAAAGCGATCCAAGTTTTAGAACAAGCTAAACAGGCCAAAGAAATATCGGAAGCGGTCAGAACGCAAGTAACACAACTAGCGGGGTCTTGGGCAGTCAAGAATCTAAACAGCGCGGGCGATGTGATCGGCCAGATCAACCTTAACAAAGACGGATCGGTTAAAATCAACGAATCATTGATCGTTATTGGTGAAAATACGTACATTAAAAACGGCGTGATCGATTCGGCGAGTATCAAGACTTTGTCCGCGAGTAAGATCTCGGGTGGTGAGGCTGATTTTTCGACTTTCAGAGCGATCAACTTTGACGCTGGGGCGATAAACACAGGAACACTCCGCGGTATTGATATTCGAGGCGTTACACTTGGAAGCCTTGACGAGTCACTTATGATCGATACCCCCAAAAATGAGATCCGATTCGATAATCACACGCTTTTAACGTTTTATAACAAAAACGACGGGACCGTCTCAATGATTGGGAGTGGAGATCGTGCGTCGAATGCGAGAGGATCCGGCCTTTTGATTGGTGTCGATATCGCTTCGGAGACGGCTACTAGATTAAAAAACCAGCAAAACAACCGCGACTTATGGACAGCTCGGACCGGAACAGCTACTTCAATCTTGATGGGTACCCGCGCAAATGGTCGGGGAGTTATCGAACAACTAACGACTGGTGAAGTAAGCCTCGGAATTTCAGAGGTCAAAACGTCAACCGCGCCACAAACTTATATAAAAATTGGTGATATCAATAGTAGACATTACACTAGTCAAATATCGACGCTTTCTGATTTCTTAAACATCGAAGCAAACGAGCGTATTTTATTAAATACAAAGGCGATCAAGGGTACATGGCAAGGAGACGCTATCATTAATAGTTACGGTGAATTCAGTTTAGACGCCAAAGAGGGTGTGACAATGAACGGCCACCGAAAGGGGTTTATAAGTACTAAAGTTGTTGGAGCGGATCAAGTTAATTCTAATTTGGTTGGTACTAATCGTATTGATATTGCTAATAGTATCACTATCAAAAATAAAGACTTAGTAGTTTATTTTAATAGACTAGCTGATTTTGTCGTGGCGATCGCCAAACACGCAAAATGGGGTAACGTCGGCGACTATAAGATTTAGAAAGGGGGTCCAGATGGACACAGTAAATAAAATTATCAGCGAGATCTCGCAACAACTCGCAAACGCGATCGTGGAAGCCTCAAAATATAAAGTCTTATACGAGGAAGCAAACGAGGAATATAAACGCGTAAATGAGCTATTGAGCAAGTTTAACGACGTTTTAGACAGTGACAAAGATCTAAAAGATCTTTTTGACGAAGTAGCACAGAAATTAGAAAAGGAATAACAAAATATGGAATTTAAAATTATCAATAAATATTTGCAAGAAGAAGGTCGTACATTTGTATCAATCCGTACAAATAACCCTTATACAGCTTTCGAGCGTGTACTGATTGGTGCCCGCACCAACGAATCAGACGAAGCGTTGATCCAAGCCGTGCTTGGTCAAGTGGCAACTGAATTTAACCCAGCCGAGGGTGTCAAGAAGTTGCAAGAGGACTTGCACACACAAGCCCAAGAGTATGAAGTGAAGCTCGCGAAGAAAGACGAAGAAATCCAAAAAGTGAAAGACGTCGCAGAATGGAGCGTTCTCGCTCGCGTAACTGACGTAGATCGTCCGCTTGATCCGACAGTCTTTAAACGTGGTCTTGAATTGGTCGACCTTGGTAAAGTTGGGGCAACCTATCCAGCACAAGCGATCTTCGCTATCGAGGATCCAAACCATACCGAAAAATACAGCGAAGGTAAGCGCGTGATGGTCCAAGTAAATCAACCGTTCACATATAACGGCGAAACGTTGGAGCAGCTCGCAAGTCTTGAGCAAAACGGCAAGCTGGCAGTTTGGAAATGGACAGAGCCTAAAGAAAACGCACCTCAACCAGCGGGAGAGCTTGAAACTCAACCCGTCCAGTAAGCTAGTAGCTATATAGGGGGTGGTTAAATTGGACCTATTGGCACTAGTTGATAAATTGACTCCCGTTTTAGTTGTGATTATTCCAAGTTATTTCTCGTTTAAGAGTACTAAAACTTCCAAAGAAGCTGACAAACGTCTTGAGGGTCTATCGAATAAAATCAATACCCTCGAGAAGTCAGTGGGAAGCGTGGAAGAGATCGGGAAAGATAACCAACGGAATTTAACGATTATCGGGAAAGGCTTACAACGGCTCCAGCGTTTTCGATTGCAGGAAAACTTAAAAAACGCGCTCAAACGCGGACACACAAACCAGCACGAATTGGAAGAGTTGTCCAAACTATGCGAAAGTTACGTCGAGTTAGGCGGAAACGGTGCTATAAAAGTGCTTTTCGAGCGCTTTTTAGATTTAGAAATTAAAGAGGAAAAATAACATGAACCAAATCACAAGCATTATTACATCGTCAGCGATGAGCATTTTAGTTGTCTTGACGGGTATTGTTGTTCAAGCAATCAAAAAATACTTGCTTATGCGCGGAGGCAAGAAAGCGATTGAGATCGTTGAGATCTTGGCTAAAAATGCAGTCAACGCGACAGAGCAAGTAGCGGATAAATTGGATATCCATGGCAAGGATAAGCTAGAGCACGCTAAAACTAGCTTGATCGAGGGTCTTGAATCTCAAAATATTCACTTGACGAGTCAAGAACTAAATACCTTTATCGAAGCAGCCGTTAAACGCGCTAACGAAGAATGGAAGAAATAGAGAGGTCGAACATGAGTGTACAACAACTTACAGTAAACTGGTTTATCAATCGTCGCGGTTTGCTCACTTATTCCATGCTGGGCAGTCGGAACGGAGCAGATGGCACGGCCGATTGCTCCGGCTCGCTCTCGCACGCGCTGAAAGAA